CGGGGCCGCCGCTACGACGAGGCGATCCACGACTACGCGCCGGCGATCGCGAGGCTCGAGGCCCTCTATTGCAAGGCCATTCGGCGCTGGGATGGCGGGCAATAGAGAACCGGCCGCGGAGATCAATCACGCGGCCGGTTTGACTCGATCGCCCTCTCAGGCGTAGAGTCGCATCCGAGCGATGCGAGATCATCCTAGCACCCCACGAGAGCGGCGCCCAGGCCGCTATTACCGCGCTCGGCTCGCCCGTCGAGGCGTCCCGGTCCGCGTCTGGAGCCCTGAGCTCGGCCGCTACGCCTGGGTGACGTCCCGGCAATACCTCGCCGGCATGGCCGCGGCCAGCATCGCCCGTGGCGGCCGTAGGCCCACGCTGCGCCGCATCGCCGAGCTCGCCGGGTATGCGGGCCCGTCGGGCTCGAGGGCCGCTCTCCGTCGCCTACGTTCGCTCTCGGTGTGGGGAGTCCGCTCGCTCCGTGGCCGTCGCGGGATGACGATCGTATGGAAGCCGCGCCGGCGAAATGTTCACACCCCTAATCCTTCGGATAGCTATAGAGCGGACGATCGAGCGATGCAACTGCGTCTCGGGATGACATACGGTACCGAGCGCCCACCGCCGAGGACGTGGGACGAGGTGCGAGCCGAGCTCGCCGAGTGGCGGGCAACATAGCGGCCGATTGAGCGGCCAGGAAGGTAGGTTGTCGTGTGCTCACGAGCGGATGACCCGAGCACCTATGTCGATTGGCCGAGCGAGTGCGATGAGTGCAATCACCCGCTCAGGCGAGATCACGGGCGATCGTACGCCGGGACGTGCGAGGATTGCCCATCATGCAAGGCGAGCTCGAGCTATCATCTTCCGCTCAGCGCCCTACCGAGCGGTGTGGCGGCCGCCTATAGCGAGAGCGAGGCTGAGCGGTGAGCGGTGTCGAGCGGTGGCTCCTCTCATGCCCATTCTGTAATCCCGGCCCAGGGCTCGGCCGACGTCTCGACTCGACGCGTCTGCGGGCCCATCTTCGAGACGCTCACGGTACCGGGCTCACCCTGGGCTCGGGCCTCGATCCAGAGCTATCCCGAGTCGAGGCATTCCTCGCCGGCCTCGCCATCGGGCTCACCGCCTGGGCGATCATCATCATCGTGACGTGAGCCTCATCTCGCACGGCGCCGACTACCTCGAGCTCATGGCACGCTGGGAGGAGCGCGATCACCGCTATTCGATCGGCGGGCGTCGGCTCATCGAGCTCGATCCTGAGACGATCCGTGCGCACCGCATGAGCGAGGCTCGTGCGCTCCGTCGCTCGGTCGATCGCAATCGGGCCCGTAGGCGTGCCGAGTGGTGGTTTCCGCCCGTCGGCTCAGTCATCCGATGACCGCCCTCGAGGGCCTCGTGGTATTCGCGGTCACCGCCGCCCTCGTGATCGCCCTCGCATCCTGGGCCAATGATGACCGATGACGAGGCCGCCACCCTCCTCGCGATGGCCGAGGCGATCTCTCAGCCCTGTACCATGTTCGACGCCTATCCCGGCGATCACGCCGAGCCCTTGCGGTATGTCTCGCTGCGATCGCTGGCACGGATACTGAGCGAGGTACGGCATGGGACCACAATCGAGCTCGAGCTCGGGCGAGAGCTCGGGCGAGTGGATCGGGACGCGGGAGGCCGCCCGACGCCTGGGCATTCACCCCAAGACGCTCACCCGACGGATATCAGCGAGTGAGCTCCCGTATCGCCAGCATCGTCGCCTGGGTCATCGCCTCTATTCGGCCCAGGACGTCGCCGCTTACTGGCAGCGCCACACCGTCGGCGGTGGCTAGCGTCCGCTCGAGCGGCGCAGCACGACGGGCCACGATCGCCTATCTCCTCGCCCGCGATTGGGGCTGTATGGCGACCGAGTGCGCCTATCCCGAGCGCGACTATCCCGCTCGGTGGTCGATCGGCCACCGCATCCCGGTATCACAGGGCGGCACCGACGACCCGCAGAACCTCCGCCTCGAGCATCTCCGCTGTAACGTGAGGGCCGGAGCCCGATCACCTCGCCCTCGAGCTCGCCTCGCCCTCCCGGTCTTTGAGACGCGGGTGGCCGGCACCCTGCCAAACCGGCCGCGTGAACCGGGGCGGAGCCGACCGGGGCCAAGTGGACAGGGCCGATAGGTGCCCTCGGTCGCCGCCGATCCAGGCCGATCGAGCCTCGTGCTCCCCGTCGAGGGCCAGCTAGAGGCGTTCCCGATCCGGCGCCGCCGAGTCGCGCCGGCGCCGCTAGCATCCTGGGCGGCCTCCGAAGGCCGACAGTCGCCGCGGTGGGAAACGCCCCTACCGGCCGGCGTCGTGGGCTCGTACGGGCCTCGTGCGGTCGCCTGGGCCCGTAGGCGTCTCGGCATCAGGGCGATGGGATGGCAGCGCCGCGCCCTTTGGCGGGCCCTTGCGGTCGATCGCCGCGGCGAGCTCGTCCACTCGCTGTACCTCGCCTCGACGGCTCGGCAGAATGGGAAGAGCACGTTCGTACGCATCCTCATCGGGTGGGCCATGACCGAGGCACCCGAGCTCCTCGAGTGGGCTCGCATCATCGGCCTCGCGTACGATCGGGCCCAGGCCCGCACGATCTACTCCGCGGTCAAGGGTGATGCCGAGCGACCGGCCCTCGAGGACTATTACCGCCGCATCACGGCGCACCGCGGCCTCGAGAGCGTGACCGGCGCCCAATACGATGTGCTCAGCCGAGAGGCCGTCAAGACTGCCCGATCGCTCACGGTCGATCTCGTGCTCCTCGATGAGGTGCTACTCCAAACCTCGATGGACCTATGGACGGCCGTCGAGCCGACGATGACCGTACCGAGCCATCCGCTCGCGGTGGGCATCTCGACGGCCGGCAATCCGCGCTCGGTGCTACTGCGCTCATGGTGGGATCGCGGCCGCCGCGTGATCGACGGCATTGAGGATGCCGACGGTTTCGGTATGTCGTGGTGGGCGGCCGACCCTGCAGGAGCCGAGGACGATCCGGCCGAGATCATGGCCGCCAATCCGGCCGTCATCGATCGTCGCCTCTCGATCGCCCGCATCCTCCGATCCAGGCGGGCCCTCACCCCGCTCGAGTACCGCCGTGAGCGCCTCAACCTATGGAGCGACGCGGCCGAGGAATGGCTACCGGCCGGAGCCTGGGCGGATTCGGTCGCCGACCAACCTCACCGCAATGGCGGCCGCGTGACGCTCGGTGTGGAAGTACCGCCATCGTGGCGCCGAGCGACCGTCACCGTGGCTCTCCCGGGCTCTCCGGGCTCGTGGGCCGGCGTGGCATGGGAAGCCGATGCCTCGAGGCTACCCTCGGCGACCGTATCGCCCGAGCTCCTCCTCGAGGGCCTCGCCCAGGCGGCCGCCGCATGGAAGCCGGCCGCGATCGCCTACAGCAACGCGGCCGCCGCGGCGCCGCACGTCGCCGCCTGGGCCCGCGATCACGATATCCCGACGCATGAGCTCGGGCCTCGTGACCTCCGCCAAGCATCCGAGACGTTCCGCGCCGAGCTGGTGGGCGGTCGCCTCGGTCATGGTGACGATCCTCTCCTCGCCCTACAGGTGGCGAGCTCGAGGCCGTCGGGCCCGATCTCCCGCGGCGATTGGTACCTATCCATCCGTGAGAGCACCGGCGAGATTGACGCGCTCAGGGCCGCCGCCTGGGCCACGTTCGCGCTCCTCTATCCTCCCGCGCCGACCAAATCGCCCACCCTGTATACACCTCGCTCCCGTCGGCTCCGCGTTGACGGTGGCGATCGCGGTAGCGACACTCTCACCGATGGGGAAATCTCGCCGGAAGAGTGACGCGCACCGCGCCGATATGCCGGCGCCGAGCTCGCTGGTAGTCTCGGGCAGCGGGCTCGCCCGCCGGCATTCACTCGTCGGCGGTTTCCTCGATCACCCGTCGGGCCTGGGCTCGAGCATCTCCGAGGCCCTCGCCCTCGGCGTGGATACGGTGTACGCCTGCGTCCGCCTCATCGCCGATATCGTGGCCGGATCCGATGTTGGCGAGTGGAAGGGCAACGCGCTCCTCCCGAGCTCGAGGCTCACCCTCAATCCCGGCATTCCGCCGATGACCCGCCGCGAGTGGCTATGGCTCGTGGCGGCCACCCTCGCTCTCTACAATCGAGCGCCCTACCGCCGCGGGCCTCTCGACTCCGAGGGCGTGCCCTATTGGCTCGAGCCGATCTATCCCGCGAGGCTCACCCGATCGGGCTCGACGCTGTACCTCGATGGCGAGGCCGTCGAGGCGTCCCGGTTCGGCATCATTCACCGCGCCATGTTCCCGGCCACGAGTGGCGACGTCTCGACGGTCCTCCGACTCGCTCGCGCTCAGATCGGCGCCGCGGCCGCGGCGGTGAGTTATACCTCCGAATGGTGGGAGGCCGGCGGCGCGCCGATGACCGTGCTCAAGAGTGACGCGCCGATCGAGAATGACAAGGCCGTAGAGATGGCCGAGCGGTGGGCCGAGCGCCGGCTCGAGGGCCCAGGCTTGCCGGCGGTCCTCTCCGATGGCCTCGACGTCTCGGCCTTCGGCGCTGATCTCGGGAGTGAGGCCGCCGATGCGGCCGGCGATCGCCTCGCCGCGGCGGTGGCGCGGTACTTCGGCGTCCCGCCCGATAAGGTGAACGTGCGCAATCAGGCGAGCTCGCTCACCTATTCCACGACCGAGATGGCCGGCACCGACCTCATCCGGTACACCGCCCTCGGCTACACCGAGGCGATCGGCGATCGCGTGAGCACCGAGCTCCCGGGCCACGAGATCGCTGGCCGGCGCATCCGGGTCGATCCGAGCCTATTCACCCGCGCCGATCAGCTATCGCGCTATCAGGCCTGGGCCATCGCCCTCGATCCTGCGACCGGATGGATGGACGTTGACGAGGTGCGCGAGCGCGAGGGCCTACCGCCACGAGAGCGCGTGCCGGTTCCCGCACCTATCGAGGTTCCAGCATGAGCGAACATCTCCCGATCACCACGCTCGCCCAGGGCTCGATCGCCATTCGTGAGTCCACCGATGGCGATGGCCGCACCGTTTCGGGTGTGGCGGTGCCCTGGGCGAGCCGTGCGGTGAATACACGCGAGTACGGCTCAACGCCCGAGCGTTTCGAGCGCGGAGCATTCTCGGCGGCGCTGGCCGCCAGGGCAGGGCGGCCGGTACCGCTCCTCGATCGGCATGGTGAGCTCGGCGGCGCCGTCATCGGCGCCGTCATGTTCACCGAAACCGAGGAGGGCCTCGAGTATGAGGGCCGGCTCCTCACGAGCCAGCGAGCCCAGGATGCCGGCGAGATCATCGCCGCCGGCGTGGATGGCGTCTCGCTCGAATTCTACCCAGGGCCCACCGCCCGCGATGGCGGCGAGGCCGTCCACAAACGGGGCTCGATCCGATCGGTGATCGGGCTCGCTCTCGCCTACGCTCCGGCGCTCGCCGGCGCGAGCGCATCCGTCCGCATGGAGGGCAGACAAATGGAAACGATCGCCACCGAGGCGACCACTCCCGAGCGACCGGCTCCGGCCGAGATCGTCCCGCCGATCAACGTCGAGGCGATCACCCGCGCCGTCGTGCGCACCGAGCTCGACGAATTCCGCCGCACCCTCGCCGAGACGGCGGCCGCCGGCCGCGGCGACCCGTTCGATGCCATCCGCTCGATGCGGGGCCTCGGCGAGATGTACGTCGCGGGCTCCGACAAGGCCGCCGCGCTCGACGTCCGCCGAGCGTTCGCCCGGGCGCTCGATGACAACATCACCGGCGACAGCGCCGGCGTCGTCACTCCCGGCGTCATCCAGGACGTCAAGCGGATCGTCAACGCCGGCCGCCCGGGTATCGCCGCATTCGGCGCTCAGGGCCTGCCCGATGAGGGTATGGCCGTGACGTGGCCGTACCTCGAGACGGGTACCGCGCTCACCGATCTCTTCGGCGCTCAGCCGACGGGCGAGAAGAACGAGATCGTTTCCGGCGAGGTTCACATCGACCTCGGCTCGAGCAACCTCATCACATACGCCGGCGGTAGCGATATCTCCTACCAGTTGCTCCGGCGCTCGAGCCCGAGCTACCTCGAGGCGTACACGCGCATTCTCCTCGCCGCCTGGGCCCTCATCACCGATACCGCTTTCGTCAACGCCGTCGAGGCCGCCGGTACCGGCTCCGTCGTGATCGATTGGGCCGCGGCCACCCTCGAGGAGATGCAAGAAGCCGCGCTTACCGCCTCGGTCGCGATCAAGGCGGCCACGGGTCAGCCGGCCGAATTCATCCTCGCCGGTGACGCCACGTTCATCGCCATCGGATCGAAGATGACACCCGCGCCGATCGTCAACGCGCTCGGCACCGCCACCGCCTCGACGCTCTCGGTGAGCCTCTCGGGACTCCCGGTGCTCCACGATCCAGCTGTGAACGTGGGTACGGCCGTGATCTCGAATCGCGAGGCCGCTCGGTGGTTCGAGGATGGGCCATTCCCGGCCACCGAGGAGGACGTCGCCAAGCTCGGGCGAAACGTCGCCTATTGGTCGATGGGCGCCGCCGGCGTGTTCGTCCCGGCCGGCGTCGTCAAGTCGGCCACGAGCTAGCCCAGGCCGCCCGGTGGCATGGGTTGAGGGCGATGCGGTCCTGACATTCGTGGGCATCGCATCGCCCTCACAGGAAGAGGAGGATTGGGCGGCGACGGTCGCCGCGGCGATCTCCGCCGGTTTCGATCATCGCCTCTCGGACGCCGACGTGGATGGCACCGAGCCCGAGCTCGTGGCCGCGGCGCTCACGGCGGCCGGTGACGCCTATAAGCGGCGCGAGACGCCGTTCGGTGTCACCGGCTACGCCGATCTACAGGGCGCCGCGATCAGGGTGGCTCGTGACCCGCTCGAGGCCGTCGAGCCGATCCTCCGCCGCTATGCCACTCCCGGCATCGGATGATCGCCGAGAGCCGTGCCGAGTTCCATGCCGCGATGGCCGGCGCCTCGATCCGATCGGTGGACGCCGGCGGGCTCGTCAATCCGCCCTGCGTCGTCCTCTTCCCGGCCGATGGATGGCTCACACCGCGCACCCTGGGCGGTGGCTATGAGATCGCGTGGCGGTTCGTGGCCGTGACAGGAAAGGCCGATATGGTCGCCGGCGTGGCCGAGATCGACACACTCGCCGAGGCGACCGTCGCCGCCCTGCTACCGCTCCGCGGGTGGGATAGCGCCGAGCTCGACCGCCCGGGACCGATCCAATTCGAGGGCCTCACCGAGTATTACGGTGTGCCCGGTCGCATCGTTCACCGATAGGAGGGCCTCTAAGTGCCGGCAAATCCGCAAATCCAGAAGTCGATCAAGTTCACCCTGCAGGCCGCGAGCGAGGGCTCGCCCGATGATTTCTCGGCCGATTGCATCGACCTCGCGGTGGTGCCCGACGTGCCCGACGACGTGACCGTGACGACGCTCGATGACGTGACGCATAGCGACGTCGGGCCGATCGCCTGGGCGATCGAGGCGACCGTCATCCTCGATTGGGATTCGACCCGCCCGGGGCTCGCTCGCTACCTCTTCGACCATTCGGGCGAGGCCGCGGCTTTCGTCCACAATGCATACGAT